AAAAAGTTTTTTGAGAGTCATATAGAACAAGATAATTATGATAAATTAAAAGATGGATATGTGGTACTCGATACAAAAGACAATGTTTGTTACTTTAAAAAAATTACACTTGATAAATTTATCAAGAAACAAGGAGCAAAAATATTTAACACCACTTCGGATGCTTTACGATTATTAGGTTGCTCTAGAAAAGATTATCATGAAGGGGAGAAAAATATCTGGTATGTAACTTTACCAGAATTTATTAGCCACGAAACAATCAAACAAAAACCAAAAGAAAAAGTTACAGAATTAGATGAAGAATATTATGACAAGTTTAAGACTACAGAAACAAAAAGCAATTTATAAAAAGACTATAAAGATTTTTGGACCACCAGGTACTGGAAAAACTTATACTTTAATTGAACGCATTTTAAAAAAACATTTAGCAAGAGGTGTGCATCCGAATGATATTGCTTACATAAGTTTTACTAACAAAGCAGTCAACGAAGCTATCAACAGAGCTATGGAAACTTTTACTAATTTTACAATAAAAGATTTTAATAGATTTGCTACTCTTCACAAATATTGCAGAAGATATTATGAAGAGGAAGTTTTTGACCCAAAGAATTGTATGATAGATTTTGCATTGCAAAGTAAAATTATTAAATCGTCTGATAATCGTTTAGCAGAGGATGGCTTCATTTATAAAGACTGGTCATTAGGTATTTATGATAAAGCAAGAAACACGATGCAAGACCCAATATTAACTTACAAAAAAGAGATTTATAAAAAAGATTCTTTAGATGTGTATTGTAGAAAAATATCTACTTATGAACATTACAAAAAAGATAGTTTCATAGACTTTACTGATATGATATCAAGAGCAATAGATGAAGTAGATTTTCCTAAATTAAAACTACTTATATTAGATGAAGCTCAAGACTTTACTCCGTTGCAATGGTCTTTGATTTACAAAATGGTGGACAATGTAGACAGAGTAGTTTGTGCAGGAGATGACGACCAACAAATATACGGATGGTCTGGAGCAGACTCAAAATATTTTACTCATTACTTTCCAGGCAGAAAAGTAATTCTACGGAGAACTCAAAGGTTTGGAAAAGCTATTTATGATTTCTCACAAGTTATTAGAAAAGGTATTATGAATAGTTTAGAAAAAGAATATTATCCTTCTGCTAAAGATAGTTATGTAAAACGATACTTACACTTTCGTGAGGTGCCATTAAATTTAGATGGAACTTGGTACATTTTAGGTAGAGTAAATTCTGTCGTCAACGAGCTGCGGATGATGGCAAAAGATATGGGCTTATATTTTTCAGACAATAGAGGCAATAAATCTTTTGATAATAAACAATGGGAGGCTATAAAGAGCTGGACTAAAATTAGCAATGGAAAAAAAATCACGAAACATGAAGCAGAAAACATGATGAAATATATTCGTGAATTAAAAGATAATTCTTTTCGTTCTATAAAATTTTGGGTAAGTCTATCCGATACACAAGAGTATGATTTTGATGGTTTAAGAGATTGGTGTGGTTTAGATTTAAGTGATGATGCTTACAATAAACCTTGGTATGAAATATTAAAAAGAAATTTTCATACACCACAAGTTACATATTTTGTTAGATTGTTAAAACGATATGGACAAAAGACATTGAACAACGAACCAAAGATAGTTGTTGATACTATTCACAGTTGCAAAGGTGGTCAAGCTGTAAATGTTTTATTATTTTCAAAATGTAATTGGGTGGCATCTTATCAGAAAAAAAATCCTTTTGAACAATCTGAAGAAAGAAAAGTATATTATGTTGGAGTAACAAGAGCCCAAAAAAGATTACATCTATTGTCCACCGACCATAAGTATAATTATCCTATAGGAGAAGATTATTTAAATTTTCTTAGAGGAGTGAAATAAAATTATGTTAAACTATATTTAAGGAAGAATGAAATGGAATATGTAATATTATATACAATTATTAGTACCATTATTGGGTTACATAATGCAGGAGTAATATGATGAGTAAATATCAAATTAATTATAAAATGGAATTTAAAACTAGACCAAGCAAATATGATGTAGAGTGTAAATTATTTGATTTGCTTAAAAATGGTTTCACTTTAAAATCAGTAGAAGAAAGTAGCACAGTAGTTAGACTTAAAAATATACAGGAGAAAAAAAATGAGTGTTTGGGAAAAGGGTAGCGAACACTACAAAGAATTTAAAATACAGCCTTCTCAGTTTATAAATAAAAACGAACTGGGTTTTGCAGAGGGTAATGTGATTAAATACATTTGTAGACACAAAAGCAAAGGTAAAAAATCTGATATATTAAAAGCAATTCATTATTGTGAAATGATTATTGAAAGAGATTATGAATGAATGTTTTTAAATGCAAAGTTCCAAATGATATTTTTGACAAACTAAAACAAAAAATATCTAAAGTTGCAGAGAAAGATTTTTACGGAAAAGATTTAGCTGGTAACATTAAAAAAGAGTATAGCTTAAATGCAAACTTTCTAGAGTTAAATAATTTTTTGATTGGTAACATAAATTCATTTGCACCATT